AAAGATCAAGGCTTTGCTGACGGTGGTTACACTGGATCAGGTGGGAAATATCAGCCTGCTGGTATTGTCCATAAAGGTGAGGTTGTTTGGTCGCAAGAAGATATTAAACGCTGGGGTGGTGTTAGCGTTGTTGAAAGTATGCGTCAAAGCAATCCAAGTGGTTATGCGAACGGAGGTTACGTTTCTAATAATCAGTCTGATGCTATTGCAATACGTAGAGAGTCTAGACAGTTTGAGGCAATCAACTCTAATCAATCTCAATTGAATACGAACGAAAAGCCAATAAATGTGTATGTCACTGTTAATGCCGATGGCACAAGTAAAACAGAGACAGAAAACGACTCAAAACAATTGGGCCAAATGATTGGTAATGCAGTAAGAACTATTATTCGCCAGGAACAAAGACAAGGTGGTTTGTTATCTAAGTAACGCCTGAACTGTTTCCACTTTTCCGTTAATTGGGGTATAGTTTAATTAATATGGTCATACTTTAGTTATGGTCCTTAAAAGCTCGCTTATTGCGGGCTTTTTTTGTGAGAAATAATCATGAGTGACTTAAAATTTACCTTTGAGTGTGATCTTGAAGGTAATAATCAAACCCAACGTTTTAATACGTTATCAACAAAATTTGGTGACGGATATGAACAAAATACTTCAATTGGTATAAACAATCGATCTGGTGAATGGACCTATCAGCGCACAGCTAAGAAAGCTGAAATTTTGGAAATTAAAGCATTCTTTGATAAGCACAAGGGTGCTAATTCTTTTCTATGGGATTCGCCGTTAGATGGTGAAGTGCGCGTTAAAGCAGGGGATTATCAACCTGTTTGCTTGGGTGGAGATACGTGGCGCATTACAACCACATTTACTCAAGTTTTCTATCCATAATTTTTTCTCAACGGCTCCTTAAGGAGCTTTTTTATTGCTTATTGGAGCAGAAACATGGCTATTAAAACTTTAGATCTTGCTGAAGCATATATTGTCGGTGAATTACGCACTCAATTATTAGATGCACGTAGTTTCGGGAATAATTTGCCTGCTGGCAGAATTGAAACTTTAGCGATTAATTATGATCGACCTTCTGATTCAGTGAATATTGCTGTTACACCAGGTGGTGGTTTAAACGGAAGTATGACTTTACTTGATGCTGACATCACAAAGTGGGCAATTCAAACGATCTTAAACACAGCTTATCTCTATCAGGTAGATGTAAACACTTTAAGCCTTAAATATGACTTGGCTGCTAAAAAAATTACTATTGAATATACTCCAGTTGTTTCAGGTCAAGCTTAAGGAGGTCTCATGACTTTACAAAGTGACTTCCAGAAACTTGAACCAGGTGGATTAATTCACCTGTATGAATTAGATGCCAGCTCGTATGGAGTTGGCATTCTTCGATTTCATGGCCATCAGCAAATGGAAAGTATTTTTTGGCAGGGTCAGGAGTTTGAAGCTATTAGTCTGGATGTCTCTGGTTTAGAAATGAGATCAGATGGTAAGGCTTCGGCTCCCACATTAACAATCGCCAATAACCTGAACGGAATACAAGGTGCAATTTCAGCTTACTGTCTCCAATGTAAAGATTTCGTTGGAGCTAAACTCAAAGTTATAACCACACTCACCAAGTATCTTGATGCCAAGAACTTTCCTGAAGGCAATCCAACAGCATCAAATGAATCAAAAGAGCAGATTTGGTATATCGAGCAGAAAACATCTGAAAATGCTCAACAAGTAACTTTTGAGCTTTCAAACCCGATTGATTTTGAGGGGTTGAGAATACCAGTTCGTCAAATTACTTCATTGTGCCATTGGTGCACGATGGGGAAATATCGTGGTGAAGAATGTGGTTATACCGGCGCTGCTATGTTTACAGAAAAGGATGAGCCAACTGATAACCCTGCATTAGATCGATGTGGAGGAAGGTTGCGCTCTTGCCGATTACGCTTTGGAGAAAACAAGCCCCTTCCTTTTGGAGGATTCCCAGCATCAAGCTTAGTTTGAGGTCCTATGAAACTAACAGCAAAAATCAAAAAAGCGGTAATGGCCCATGCTGATGAATGCTATCCGCATGAATGCTGTGGGGTCATTGTAGACAAGGAATATATCCCTTGTCGAAATGTAGCAAACAAATCAGATCAGTTTGAAATACATCCTGAAGACTTAGCTTTTGCAGAAGACCAGGGCGAGATATTAGCGTATGTGCATTCCCACCCTGACGGAACTACAAGAGCCTCAGAACTAGACTTAATTCAAATTGAGTTACATCAAAAGCCTTGGGTAATTTGTTCCTATCCGGATCTAGATTTTCAAATATATGAACCATGTGGTTATCGCGCCCCTTTAGTGGGGCGTAATTATTTTCACGGTTGGCAGGATTGCTACGCTCTTATACGCGATTTTTATAGTCGTGAATTAGGAGTCGAACTTATGGATTTCGAGCGTAAAGATGCTTGGTGGGAAGATAAAGATCATCCATCACTTTATCTTGAGAATTATGAGAAAGCAGGCTTCTATGAAGTAGATACGCCGCAATATGGCGATATGCTTGTTTGTCGTGTTGGGCGTACTGAACATCCCAATCATGCGGTTGTTTGGCTTGGGGATAATGGGCAGCTTAAATCGGAACAAACTGAGCAATGCATAGGTTCAAGTCTAATTCTTCATCATCCATATAATCGTAAATCTGTTCGTGAAATTTATGGCCAACAATGGCAAGAGCGAACAGTAAAGATATTGAGGCATCGAGATGTTAAAAACCATTAAACTGTATGGAGTATTGGGACAAAAGTTTGGCCGTGAATTTAAACTTGATGTTTTAAATACACGTGAAGCTATGCGTGCATTAGCAGTACAAGTTGAAGGTTTCGAGCAGTTCATGTTGAAAGCACATGAGCAGGGACTCCAGTTTGCTGTATTTCTTAAGAGTAAAAATTCAAGCAAAAAGCGTGGAAAGAAAAGCCCATCAATTTATGACCATGAATCAAAACGACTGATTACTGGAGACAATATCAGTGAAGACCAGCTTGATATGACTACACAAGCTGAAGTTATTCATGTTGTGCCTAGAGTAGTTGGAGCGGGCGGGGGTGGTGGCCTTCAAACAATTATCGGGGCTGTTATGGTAGTTGTAGGGGTGGTTGTAGGGGTGTTTGCTGGATGGACTGGTGTTGGTGCAGTTGTGGCACAAGGGTTAATCGGGGCGGGTATCGGCATGATGCTTGGTGGTGTGGCAATGATGCTTATGCCAAAGGTCGATAATACTCAGGACCAAAACCAAGATGGTAATAGGGCAAACCAAGGATTCGGTGGAGCTGTAACTACGGTTGCCCAAGGGAACCCTGTTCCAGTTTTATATGGCCAACGTGAAGTTGGTGGATTCATTGTGAGTGCTGGTCAGTATCCTGAAGACCAGATGTAGAAAATTTGTTGTGATGTTTTTTTAAGGCGCTTTAAGCGCCTTTTTTATTGCGCGAGATTTAAACCTATGGCGATTGTAAAAGGCGCGAAAAAGGGCAAAGGTGAGGCAAGAAAACCTGTAGTTGCTCCAGATTCCGCACAATCTAAAACCTATATAAAAATCTTATATGGTTTAGGTGAAGGCGAAATTGAAGGATTAGCCAATGGCAATCAATCAATATTTCTTGAAGGAACTCCACTACAAGATGCCAATGGGAATCTGAATTATTCAAACGTAAAACTAGATTTCCGTAAAGGAACTAATGATCAAGATTACATTGAAGGTTTTCCTTCAGTAGAAAGTGAAACTGCTGTCGATGTCGAATTGAAGTCAGGTGCTCCATGGGTACGAGCTTTTAATAATATTGATCTTGATGCCGTTCGTATTCGCTTAAAGTGGGGACCACTTCGCCAGCAGGACTCAAGCACTGGTGATGTTAGTGGTATAACAATTGAATATGCTATCGATATACAAACTGACGGTGGTGCCTGGACAGAAGTATTAAAAACAAAAATATCCGATAAGACTTCTGCAAATTATGAACGAGCTCACCGTATTGATTTACCAAAGGCCGATAGTGGTTGGTTAATCCGGGTACGTCGCATTACACCTAATTCAACCTCTGAGTTTGTAAGCGACAAAATGTATGTTGAGGCATTTACTGAAGTTGTTGATGCAAAATTAAGATACCCAAATACGGCATTATTAGGTCTGCAATATGATGCCGAAACTTTTGGAAATGTGGCGAAATTAGCTGTAGATCTGAAAGGTCGATTGCTTTTAGTACCAACCAATTACAACCCGCAAACGCGACAATATACTGGAATTTGGGATGGTACTTTTAAAAGAGCTTACACAAATAACCCGGCATGGATTTACTACGACCTTTGTACAAATGATCGTTATGGTTTAGGAAATCGCTTAACCCCATTCATGATTGATAAATGGTCTTTGTACCGTTTAGCTCAATACTGCGATCAAAGCGTTTCCGACGGACTTGGCGGCCAAGAACCTAGATTTACATGTAATGTGTACATTCAAAATGCTGAAGATGCTTTCAGTATATTAATGAAATTGGCTGGTGTCTTTCGAGCGATTGCCTTCTGGGATGGTACAAGCATTATATGTGATGCCGATATACCACAAGACACATATTTCACCTATACCCGTGCAAATGTGGTTGGTGGTGTTTTCGAATACTCAGGAACACGTGCACGTGATCGGCATAATGTAGTTAAGGTTGCGTGGGATAATCCTGCAAATCACTATAAAACAGAATACGAATTTGTTCGCGATGAAAATGCTATTGCTGAGTCTGGCCAAGTACGCATTCTTGAATTAGATGCGTGGGGATGTACTTCTCGTGGCCAGGCTCAACGTGCAGGCCACTGGGCTTTAAAATCCGAGCAAAAGGAGACTCGTACAGTTTCGTTTAAAGTCGGTTTAGATGGGCATATTCCACTGCCAGGAAGAGTAATTGAAATTGCGGATGAACTGTTTGCAGGACGTGCTAATGGCGGACGTGTATCTAAAATTTCTGCTGATCTCAAAAGCATAACCATTGATCGAGATGACGTTATTGCTAAAGCTGGTGATCGTCTGGTTATCAATGGCGAAAATGGCAAAGCACAAACGCGAATTGTTCAGTCGATCTCTGGTCGGGTTATCACAGTAACACTTCCATTCGATGAGAATTCAATTGCTGTACAAAACGTATGGGTTCTTGATGCTCAAGATTTAGCGACAATGAAGTTCCGCGTAATTTCAATCTCGCAAGAAGAAAAACACCAATTTAGCATTACAGCGCTTCAGTACAACCCGCAAAAATTTGATGAAATTGATAACGGGGCATTCTTTGAAGATGCACCTATTTCAATTATTAATCCTTCAATCCAGGAACCGGTTAAAGATGTTTTGATTACGACTGAAAGTCGTGTTGATCAGGGTATTAATATCACCACAATGATTGTGTCTTGGATGCAAGCGAAAGGTGCCGTTAAGTATCTGGTTGAGTGGCGAAAAGATGATGGATCGTGGATCCGGTTACCGCAAACAGGAAATAATTCAGTCGAGGTACCTGGTGTTTATTCAGGTCAATATCAAGCTCGTGTTACCGCAATTTCTGCTTTTGAAATCGCATCTTTACCGGTTACATCTTCCTTAACTGAAATTACTGGAAAGCAGGGATTACCGCCGAAAATAGCTTTTATACGTGCCACAGGTATTTTGTTTGGAATGAAGCTTGATTGGGGATTCCCTCCAACAGGTGCAAAAGATACAGCTTATACCGAAATTGAAGTTTCACCTGATGGCATCAACAATATTGCTCAATTAGGATTGTTTGCATATCCGACTACCACTACCACAATCCAAGGTTTACAACCTAATCTTAGACAGTTTTATCGCGGTCGATTAATTGACCGGATTGGCAATGTTGGTCCTTGGTCTGAATGGGTCAATGGTACGACCACAGCAGATCCGGAAGCGGTTCTTGATCTTATTTCTGGTCATATTAATGAGAGTGATCTTGCCCAAGAGCTTCAAGGTAAAATTGAAAATTCAGTCGATGTATCTGAAGCAGCCCAAGCTGCAGCAAATAATGCCCAAGCTGTTGCTAGTAGCGCCCAAACTGCAGCTAACAATGCCCAGGCTGTGGCCTCTGAAGCTAAGACGGCGGCCTCGAGTGCTCAATCGGCAGCAACCACTGCTCAAACACAAGCTTCTTCAGCCCAAAAAATAGCAAATGATGCGAGTGTTATAGCGACCAATGCTAAAAATACTGCTGATCAGGCAGCTGAAGATGCGTCTTCAGCAATAACGGCAGCAGCAGAAGCAAAAACTACTGCTACTAATGCGAATACGACCGCAACGAATGCACAAACAACCGCAAATAATGCTTCTTCGGCAGCATCAAAAGTTGCTTCAGATTTAACAACCTCAACAAATCAGTTGAATAAGAAAATCGCTGATGAAACTGATGCACGCACAGCGGCAATTTCTAAACTGAATGATGGTCTCACCACAGAAACGTCTCAGCGCAAGTCAGAAGATGCTGCACTGTTAAACAATATTGAGACTTATAAGTCGAGCACCAATGGCACTTTGTCTAGTCTGCAAACGCAAATTAATACCAACGCGACAAATACAAGTGCAAATACATCAAAAATTTCTTCGCTTGACTCTCGTTTAACCACAAACGAAGGCAAAACCGCAGATGCGATTAATGCAGCGGCAACAGCTCAACAAACTGCCAATACCGCCGTTACTAATGCGGCAGCAGCAGCTTCGGCAGTTACCTCACTAAAATCAGAGTTGAGTACAGGCAAAGGCATCAACAATATCATTGCGCCTTTTTCTGATCCGCAAGAACTATCACCTTACATTATCGGTGCGTCGAGAACCGTTGCCTTAGTAAAATCACCAATGCGTATTAAGGGTAATGCTTATGACGTTACATTTAATGCGGTGGCTGGCAGTATTTATTTTGGTTCCTCGTCACTAGCAACAGTCAATACTGCGGCGGCAGGTGTTGTCAGTGGCGGAAAGCGTTACATGCTAAGCGCTTATTTAAAGAACCTCGATGCCACTAAACAGGCAGATGTTTACTTTACATTGCATTGGTTTAAACGTGCAGCAAACGGCACTTTCACGGCTTCTCAAAGTGTTTTATTAAATCAGGCAACTAACAACACACGAGTAACACCTTCAAACGACGGCGGTACAATTAGCTGTAAAGCTGTAGCAGCACCACCAGATGCAGTTGCCTTTGCGGTTATCTGTTCTGGCAACGGCGTTTATAACGTCGCTGGTTCACGCATTCTCATTGACATGTTAATGCTTGAAGAGGTCGTTGGTGTCGATGTACCTGCTTCAACATGGACAGCAGGACCAACTGATTTAAGTGCTATTAAATCCGCTCTTGATGCCAATGCTTCTGCTATTAGCAAAATCGATACCCGTGTAACAAATGCCGAAGGCACCATTACAAGCCAAGGCAATTCAATTACTCAATTGAATAACAGCGTTACGTCAATCAATGGCGAACTTACGAAGAAAGCTGATGCTACGGCTTTAAATGCCTTAACCAACCGAGTATCGACAGCAGAAGGCACAATTACAAGTCAAGGCAATTCAATTACGTCTTTACGTAATGATTTAAACGCAACCAATGACAAGGTTTCGTCAAAAGCGGACTCAAGTGCATTAAATTCCTTAGATTCTAAGGTTACAAGCATTGATGGAAGAGTAACTAGCAATACGAGTGCTGTGACCTCATTGCAAGGTCGTGTTTCAACCGTCGAGGGTGGACTTTCATCGAAAGCAGATGCCTCGGCATTAAACAATTACTACACCAAAACAGAGGCGGATTCTGCCGCTTCTGGCGCAATCGATAAGTTCAACAGTCAATTGACGATCGGCGGAGTAAACGCTGTTGCGAACTCAGAGGCTCCACGTACTTCAACGGCAGCGACTAACAAAGAATACTTGCTGTACGAACGCAGCGCCGAATTAAAAACGTTCTATGACGAGAACCTTGAGAAGCCAATCACGATTTCGTTTGAAATGAGCGTTCCTGTGGCTGGACCAGTTCAA